ACGACGCTCTTCCGATCTGTCTTTTCAAAGTCGTTTGTTGAACTTCTAAACGGTATATATCCTACCATATTCTACTTTGAGGTCCTAAATTTACAATATCATTTGAACATCTAGCTCTATTACATCGTCTATGTGCTGCTGCCACATTATTTAAGTCCAATTCCAAACTAGGATCTTTACTAAATGGAATTATATGGTCTGGCTCATAGGCTTGTTCGCAGGAGCTAGGTTCTAAGCTGTAATCAATCGGTTGCATACATATATGACAAACAGCTTTAGCTTTACGATCTCTTTCCCAAGCTAGACGTCGTATGTATGCCCAACCTGAACTTCTTTTACTCATCTTTGTAAACCTCCTTATTATATATAAATAGCACTTCTTCAGATTATTATATATAAATAGTCTTTAGTGTTAAAAAAATATGTTTACTTATATAGATTATAAGGTTTAACAAAAAAATGTTTACTTATATAGATTATAGTAGTAGCAATATAGTAAGTAGCAATAGTAGTAGTAGTAGTAGTAGTAGTAGTAGTATGCTATAATGAATATAATACAGCTATGCTGCTATGCAATCAATATAATATAGACAGCATGACTGCGTCTGTATGATAAATAACTAAAATAATATATACAGCAGGCTGGATGGCTATTTATATATAATAGAAACTGAAACTTATCATAGAGGCGAAAGTGAGGTGACTATGTATGCATGTATTGGGGTTTACGGTATTTATTTTAGGATTTGTTATGGCACATCCAATAATGAATCCAAACAGTATTTATAACACAGTAGAGCAATATAAGCTCGATTGTTATAAGTACTACACAACTAAATATGAAGAGCAGCTTAAAGAAGAACCAGTCGTGGAACCGATTAAGAATGTGGAGACAGTCGTATTGACACCACCAGGAGATTTAGGTATACTAAGTATACCGTCAGTAGGAATACGAGTTGGTTTATATTCAGATGGCAATGCTTTTCAGAATAGTGGTAAAGCATCTGTACAGTATTATACTCAATATGGAATTAAGTGGATCGCGGACCATGTAAATCAGGATGGTTTTGGGAACTTAAAGAATTTGAGTATAGGGTCTAAAGTTTATATTAACGAGACTGAATATACTGTAGTAGATAATGTATATGCTGCTGACTACTATTCAAACTTTAGTGCTTGGGTTAGTTATATTGGCGACTCAAGACTATTGCTTCAAACATGTGAAGGAGATGGTGCACGTCTAGTTAGATGTGAATGAAGTGCTATTTAAGAATATAAGTAGATAGTTAGTTTATGTCCGGTAAAACCTCTGAAGACAGTTCAAATCTGTCACTATTCTACTTATACTGTCTTTGTACACTTTCTTCTCCGGTGGCAGAGGGTTTAGTTTGACATATAGATGTTGAGTTAGGCTTTCGTAAGTCCACTATGGGGCTATAGCTCAGTTGGGAGAGCGCCTGCCTTGCAAGCAGGAGGTCGAGAGTTCGACTCTCTCTAGTTCCATGCAGACCAAGCGAATAGGTTTGTATTCTTCTCTTGATGGTGAGGTCAGTTTCGGCTGGCCTCATAACTAAATTCATTATTTATTATAGGATGACAACATAATGAAGAAAATTGGAATATTGTTAAATGAACCAGTACCAAAAACTTTAACTAAAGTTTTTAGGGGAATGCTTACAGGAATACTTGATGGTGTAGGATCAAGTAATGCAGTAATCATTGACACTAATAATGGCAAAAAGATAAAGAATCTGTTAAACAGAGATGATGCAGAAATTATGCATATAACATGGCAGGATGGATATGACTGGTCAGACTATGAATCAATGGTAAAAGAAAAACTCAGTCAATTTGAATTGTTAATAGTAGTTGCTTGTGCCTACAGAGACAATGTATATGATTGTGACAGTCATAAATTGGTTGATTTGTTTGAAGGACATTTACAAAATGGTGACTACACTTGTTATACTAAATTTGTATCTACAAGAAAGATGTTAGAAAGATACATGATATACAAACAATTCAAAGATCGTAAAATAATTCATTATTGCTTAGATCCAAGAGAATGTATCAGTACTGATGTTATCAATCATGGTTTCTGTGTATTTTTTGCTAATAAAGGTGATTGGGAACATGCTCCAACATTTGAAATGAGTTTATTTGAAGATGTAAAACAGCAGGAAAAAACTACAGACTTTGTATTTTACGGTACAGCAATAACTCAGTATAGAAGTTATTTATTGGATTATGAAGATACTTTAAAAAATATTCGTAATTCAGATGTACGTATAGTAAGAGTAGTACAGCGCGACGGAGTGACTCAAGACCAGTATTATGATAAATTATCTAGAAGTAAATTTACTTTAGTAATTCCATCATATGATGTAACTACATTTAGTGTATCTAGATTTATAGAAGCTATTGCTCGTCAGTGTTTACCGCTCATCTTAGATAGAGTAGATTTAACTGATATAAAGAATACCTTCCCAGATCTATATGATATAATGACTAAATATTTAGTAGTAAGTATAGATGGTATTCAGGAAAAAATTGACTCTATTGATCGTGAAGCTTTATTGAATACTATTATGAATTGTCAAACAGTAAAAAATTGGCAAGACATAGAGTATTATAAGCAAAGATGGTCTTACTTAATCAACAAATGAAGGGCTATTTAAGTATATAAACATATAAGTTTGTGACTCATACAGCAAAATATTCTTGGTAGAAAATAACAGCTGATAACTATTATACAAGGTTCGATTCCTTAAATGAGTCATCTCCTTCTAAAAGGAACTTATAGACGAAGGGCTATTTAAGTATAATAAAGAACACGAACGGCACAAAGGCCTGTGTAGTAGTAGTGTTCTAAAGGCAAATATAGAAAGGAAATTATTATTATAATCAATCTAGCATGAAGTGCTATTTATGTATAATACAGTAAGTAGCACTTCTAAAATAATTTTTAGAATTACTAAGTAATTGAACGAAGGGCTATTTAAGTTAAAAGGAATGGTTGCTAACTACCAAGTGTTAGAGAAGGAGTAATTATGTTTAAGATGAAGTTAGTAGCAAATGGTGAAACAATCATTGATAACACACTGTCAGAAGAAGCAGTTAAATCAATGGCTGAAGTAGATGATGTTCTTGATCTGAGTTATGATATTTTTGCTAATGTAAAAATAAATCATAAGTGTATAGAACTTGCAAAACAGATTATGAAGAATCATGGTGTAGATAGTGCTAAGCTCTATCTCACAAACAGCTATTTCAAGAAACCTTCTACTGAAGATTTTGAACTTAGTATATAATTACTAAGTAACTCAACGAAGGGCTATTTAAGTTAAAAGGATGGTGCCTACTATTCATAAGTAGGAGAAGGAGAAGAATATGATTACACTTACACTTTATTTCAAAGACGACAAGAATCAAGTTTCAGCAGTTAATGTTGATAATGTAACATACCACGAATATTTCTGTCAGACAGGAGAATTATTCTATGTAGTAGACGGAAGACAAAAATTTAGAGCAGTCGGTTTAGTTGGATTTGTAGCTAATCCAGTTATTCCAATTACTCCAAGAGTTTTTGAGGAGGTAAACAATGATTAAGACAATAATAACAGTAGAATTTATTTTGTTTATTATAATGACATGTGCTTTTACAGCTCACCTCATCTATATGACAGCATTACTCAAAGAGTTAGAAAAAGAGATTAAGAAACTCAAAGACAAAAATAAGGAGGAATAAGTTATGATTATAGATAGTTTATACAGACAAGATCCACCTTATCGTAGCGGTAGAGCTGAAACCGTTTATTGGGCAGAACTTAAAGGTGTAAAATATTTCTATAGTGATGGTAAGTGGATGTATATGGATGTTCCAGCTGGTTGGGACGATACTGTAACTGATAGTGAAATACTCAAAACATTGAATGCAGAGTTAAATGAGTATAGAAAGGAGAACAAACATGCGTGATGTATATTATGGTTCATTGGATGAGTTTCAGAGACTTTTAGCAAAAGGTGGATTCGTCCCAGTTAAATACAAAGACTGTAATTGTCATGGTGGTCAAGAATACTTTATAAACAAAGAATGCTCAATCATACATCTACTCTCTTCAAGAAAGAGAGCTTCTAAGAAGTATGAAGCAGCTTGGCACGTGTACACATACAATCCAGACAAGAGCAAAAATAATATGAACAGACACTTAGTTAATATTGGATTCTCAGCTCAGTTACATAGAGTAATTGCTAACACTTTCTTAGGCAATGCTCCAAGTGAAGCTAAAAACAGAATCAAGTTCAAAGATGGTAACTTCGACAATTGTCACCCAGATAATTTAGAGTGGTGCTCACAATCTGAAGCTATGACTAGATACTACGAGAGCAAGAAATAAATCTTGCTCTCAAATATATAATTACTAAGTAATTATTGAAAGGCTATTTAAGAATAATACAATGGAGGTGATATACATGAAGAAAGTTTTAACAATTACATTTATTGTAATATCAGTAATAGAACTCATACTCATAGTTATTTTACTAAGTTCAAAACTTAAAATGCCTATGACAAACTGGACTCCTACTAATGATAAAGGAACTTTAGTTGTAGACAACATTCTAGAAGCTAAACTTGGTTCAGCTCCACATGATAGTAATTGCTTACAAGAAGTAGTTAATGATCCAGACTTAGCCTGTATTTGGGATGAGTACGAAGTTACTTATATAGCAGATCATAAAGAAGAATATTTCAAGGATCTCAAAAAAGTAGAAGTAGGTTCAACAGCTCATTACTTAAACAGAGATCTAGTGTGTATTGAAGTTACTGAAGGTCATGTCAGTAATGGAAGAATTTTAGTAAATGGAAATGACACAAGCATATATAAAGACAAAGTAGTTATGTATACTTGCATAGATGACATAAACAGAATAGTTACAATATGGGAGGTAGAATAATGAATAAACATGACATGAGTCTTGGAGAATATTGCAAACGTAGAAATATTCCTAAAGAGAATATCTATACAGCAAGTAAAGAAGATCCTACTGATTGGCCAAAAGTTTATAGACATGAAGACGAAATAATTGTAGATATGGAATATGCTAGACAAATGAATGAAGAAGGTAGACTCGAAGAACTTATTAACGAGATGTTCGGTAAAAAGGAGAACTAATATGTTATACAAAGAAGAAGACATTAAGCAAAGAATCTATGATTTATGGCTTATAATACATAAAGATCCAGATTTATATAGTGAAGATTTCAAACAAACAGTTCAAAGACTTTACGAAATTTATGGTGCCAACAATATTTATAAGGAGGCATGAGTATGTATGATTTAAAAGACATAATGAGTCCTATTACAGATCCATATAAGTACTTAGCTTCACCAATCTTTAACATACCAGGAATTACTACTAATCATAAACTAGTATTAGTAGCAGTAGGTATTGATGATGCTAAAGAAATTTACAAGTCAGAGACACTCATAGACAATAACTTACTTCAGGCTTGTATAGAAGGTATTGAAGAAGCTGCTAAATACATCATTAACCAGAAGATAACTGAGTTCAAACAGTACTTAGCTAAAAATGGTGAACAGAATGAATTTGAAGTAACAGTATATCTAAATAACGAAATTATAAATAGAGTAGAAGTAGATAGTTGTTATATCTAAGTAGAAGTGCTATTTATAAATATAGGAATAGAGTGTGGTAGCTCTACTATATAAAGCGAAATATTCTTAGCTGGCAGTGTAATGCTGCCAGCACCTTTCTGAGAATATTTTTGTAAAGTTTAACAAAAAAATGTTTACTTATATAGATTATAGTAGTTAATAGTTATAGCATACAAGTAGTAGCAATAAGTAGAATAGCTAGTATGATATAACATATGAATAAACAACTACCACAGGCAATAACAACAACATGAAGAGACTGCGACTATTTGCTAAAACTAAAAATATATATAAACTCTACCGGCTAGGTTTCGATGGAGATTATTATAAATTATAAACTGACAACGAAAGGCTATTTATTATAAATAGAAGGAGGATGCAATTATGACAATGAAGTGTAAATATTGTGAAGGTAATGCAGCAATAGTTAAAAGATATAGAGATCATGAATATCGCTATTGCAAAAAATGCAACAAAAAATTTATAACTCATGAAGAAAAAGACGAAATTATTATTGATGAAGAATTTGTTCCAAGACGACATTTCTTTGACAAGAAAGGAGACTAAATATGGATAAGGAATATTTCGCTAAATATCGTAGAGAACATTATGTCTCTAACACTACCACTAGAGACATGAAGAATCATGAAGTACTTGGCAAGCTCTTACTTAATCTTGTAGGTTGTAGTAAAAGAGATGCTGGAACTGTAGTAAGTGCTAAAGAAACTGGTTATACTTATGACTCATTCTCAGAGTCAGATATGCTAGTAATAAACCAGCAAGCATTAGCAACAAACTTAAATGTTAGTCAGATGACTATAAGCAGACTTTTGACTAAAGCTAATGAACTTGGTTATGTAAGATTTTGTGATACTTATACTCTTAAAGATGCTAAGCATGCTTCAGATGTATACTTCATCTGTATTGACAAAATTATGGAAGACTTTGCAGATCTTGACTTAAACGTAGATTCTTTAGCAAGCAACTACTACAACAATCTTCATGATAAAGAAGAAGGTTTATCAGCTAAGATTAAGATAAACAATAACTGCATGAAGCAGTCTGTTTGGAAAGATCTTAAAGTCATGATTGAAGAAGCAAACAAAGAACTTCCTGAAGAGTTTAGAGTTAAGTTTCTCAATCAGCACGAAGATGGCAATCATTATGATTCAAGATATTTCACTTGCTTATGTAACACTGAGAATCCAGAAAGACATGAAGACTCTGACAGATATGCTAAGATAAATAAACTTTTTGGAACTGATGCTAAGTTAGTAGAAATAGATGTAAACTCAATGATGTACAGAACATCATATGACTTGATTCATGATAAGTATTTAGACAAAGATGCAGACGTATATTATGAACTTTATAAGTATATGACAACTGATCCAATGAGTTTACTAGTATTCAAGAAAGATGCTAGACAGTTCATTAAGAAAGAGTTGATGTCAATCTACATGGATCCTAGATCAGTATATTGCAAGTGCACTACTAAGTCAAATGGTCTCAATGCTAAGCAAGAAGAGTATAACAGAAACATGATTCTTACTCTTTTTGGAATGGAGTACGAAGAGTTCTTAAACAGACTTAAAGAAGCACTTTATCAGTTCTTGTCAGTATATGACTTTGAATGTGACAAAAGAATCTTCTTTGGTAGAATGTTCTTTAAGTATGAAGCAATCGTATACTACTACATGAACCAGATCTTCAAGTCAAAAGGAATCAAGTCAGCAAATGTTTATGATGGTTTCTACTTTATAGAAGGAACTTGTGACAAGAATCTTTTCTATGAAGTATATCATGAAGCAATTGACAAAACAAAAGAGTTCTTAGCAAATCATAATCATGACTTAGTTAAGCTCTATGGTAAGACTTATACACTTAAGTACAAGATCTACAAGAAAGTAGAATCTAAGAAGACAGAACGTCAGAAAGGTACTTACGACATTCCTACTACAAAAGTAGTGACAGTATCTGAATCTGCTGAAGAGCATTCTAAGAAACAAGATGACTATGTACAGTCAGTAATTGCTAAATGTAAAGAACTTGAAGCTAGTGGTAAACGAGCATTCTATTAAGGAGGAGAAAAATTATGACACAAGCAGAATTATATTTCTATGACAACATTAAGAAAATGGACAAGAGATTTCTTAAGTATACTAAAACTAAAGTTCGTGGTAAAGATTGTATTTTAGTAGAACCTATATATGAAGGACTTAATATTCAAGGTTATTGGTGTTCAGAAGAATTTGCAAAGGAATTGTTAGACATTCGCTACAAGAAAGTAGATTGTAGAACTCCTTACGAGAAAGATTTGTTGAATTGTGCTTATCAATTCTTTCAAGAAAATATGGATGCTTGGGATGAATTTGTAGATATTGCTAATTATGAGCGATTTGTTAGAGCAATGGACGATGATTTCTTAAGAGCATTTGAGTAAAATAGGATAGGCGCAAAAGTGAGAGAAACATTCACTTTTGCTGCCTCTACTAATACTAAACTTAGTTTTTAGCAGTTGTTTTTCACAACTGCTTCATTTTGTAGACAAATTGTAAACATTTCAGGAGGTAAAGAATATGAGTTCAAGAGAAGAGATAACCCAGAAATATTTGTTTATGGCTTTAGAAGAATTAGCAAAGCATAGAGGTTCAATTAAGAAAGGAAGATCAATTGAACAGATGTGGAGAAAAGAGATTCTCTATTACGAGAATGTCGGTAAATATAGAGATGATAAGCCAGTAATTAAGCTTAGAAAGAAAGGAGAATAAATTATGTTACATGCATGTATTGGAGCAAATGTTTTAGATCGTTTGGTAAAATGCCCAGGATCACTTAGACCTGGAAAAGGCTCATTAGTTGAGCATCGTAAGAATCAAGAGAAACATAAGTCATATACTAAAAATAATATAGAATGTAATGGTGCTACTACTTTTGGTGAGATAGTAGATGAGTTAGCTAAAAGTTATATCTACTTTGCTAGAACTGGTGGTAGTAAGAAGAGTCATTATGTTAAGCCAGAGCATGAATGTGATCCTAAGTATTTTGAACCCGCAAAGAAATATGCTGATCATATACTTAAGGTAGCTAAGCGTTTTGACAATATATTTATAGATCCAAGATATGATATGAGTAAGTACATGAAGAATCTTCCTGACTGTGAATTTAGTGTATCTATGAATCCTGATACAGTACTCATGAATTCAGATAGAAGTGGATTAGCATTTATGTCAGAATTATCTACAGCAAGAAGTTATGATCGTAACAAGATGTTTCAAGTTCTTTGTGGAGCTATTGGCTTAATTGAATACTTTCCAAATATTACTGATGTGATTTGTGAAGTGTATAACACATCTACAGAAGAAGTTCAGTATTCTAAGTTCTCAAAAGAAGAGCTTGAAGCTTATAGAGACGACTTAATTGTTCCTACTTTACAGAAAGTAAGAAATGCTCTTGAAGACAGTCGTGACAGTATCGAAGATCATAGACAGTATAATAGTTGGTGTAGCAAATACTGTGTCTTTGGACCTAAAGAAGAAAATACTTGCAAAGTCTGCCATTGTGGTGGTAAGATGGTTGAAAATGAAGTTCCAGTTCATGTTCACTTTTTCTTAGACCTTAGAAACGAAGCAGACATTGCAGCCTATAATAATTTATTTACTAAATAATAGTATTCATCTGAGGTCATCAGGAGGCCTCTGGTGATAATATAAATATAACACATTATAGTTATATTGTAAATAGTTTTTCAAACAAAAAAGGACCATCTCAATAAAGAGGTGGTCCTTTCGTTATAGGAGGATCCCAGTACTACGGAGTTGGCGTCCTCCTCGTACTGGCATCATTTAAGCATTTTGTTGACTAAAGACTGAACAGTGTTATAGTCATATCCTGCTTTTGTAAGACGGTCTTTTCTATCTTGACCGTTACCCCACTTACCTTGAATAACTTCTTTAGCAATTTCTTCATTTGACTTTTTAGAAGTATAGAGGCAAGTTCCATTTGAATCATATACTGAATATCCTGTATGTTTATTACATTCAGCAACAGCATTGTCATATACTTTATATGCTCCTACCTGTGATTTAGAATCTTCCCAAGTAAGTCTTACACGGTATAATTCGTCTTTAGCACTAGTATATAATCTATTGCCATTTTCGTCATAGATAGAATATCCAGGATGTTCATTACAAGCTTTGACTACATTATCATAAACCTTATATGCACCAACTTGAGAATTAACATCAGTCCAAGATAATCTTACTCTGTAAAGATGAGTTTCAGGAATTGGTTGTTTATGATAAGTAGCGTATATTTCTTCAGCAATATCACTTCTACGTTTAAGAGCTGCCTCTGACTGATCTGAAGGTTTTTCGTATACCTTCATTACGAGATCTGAAGCCTCTTTTACAGAAGTAATATTTTTGAGTTTGTCAGTAAGTTTATATCCATCAAGTTCCTGTTTGCAGAACTCAATCTGCATGTTAAGATCTCCAATAGATACATTTTTAGCTTTAGCAAAGTTAAGTAAGTTCTGTTTTCTTGAATAGTAAGTCCACTGAGCTAATCCATAACCAGCATGGTCATTAATAAAGTCCCAAGCATTGTTGTCTACTGCAGCTGTATAAGTAAGATCATCCATACCAAACTTCTTTTCAAAGCTGTTCTGAAGATTAGTTGACTTATACGCTGACTCGCATCTTAAATTTGCAAGAAGACCCGCACATCCCATATCTCCTAAGTACTTAAATGCTTCCCACATATAAGTCTCTAAGTCAGTAGGCTGAGGAGTAGGAGTTGGCTGTGGTTGAGGTTGTCCAGCAAGTCTTGTATTAACTATGTCAATTATATACTGCATGTGGTCCATAATGAACTGTCCAGGACAAGCTTTCTGAGCAAACCATCTATGCCAAGTGAACTTCATTTCGTTTGAAGCTGGTTTGTAATTAACCATTTTCTCTGCATTGTCACCAAACCATAAAGCAACAGTCTTACCATTTCTTTTACAAATATCTGTAACAAGATCAATTGTTTTGTTAAGTGCAGTTTCAGTTACTTCAGTTCCAGTAGAGTTAGAAGCAACTTCAATAGTAACTGCGTGATAATCATTTTCACTACCAGTTTCGTAATTACGACCCATCTGCTTCATTTGAGCTGCAGATAAACCACCAGTAGTCCAAGCACGATCTGCTTCAAGAACATTTTGACATACAGATCCATCTCCACCTACTACATATTGTGAAGAAGCATCTATGTTGCTATTTGTCCAGTAATTAACTGTAGCAGCAGCTGTACTATTTTTGTTACCAGCAGTACAGTGAATAGTAATAGTGTCAATATTATGTTTGACACCACTATTATCTATTCTGTTTTTTCTGCATTTAGTAGAAGTAATAAGTTCTACTGTTACAAGTGAGCTATCCGCCATGATTACTCACCGCCTTTAGTCTTCTTGTAAGAAGCAGAGCTAATTCCAAGAAGTGCACCTAAGAAGGTGTCAATAGCTGTGATAGTACCTACAATCTGTTCACCATAAGGAAGTCCCCAAATAGTAGATAAAGCAAAATAGAGAGTTCCTAATGCAGGAAGTACTACCATTGCAATAAACTTAAGTACGTCATAAACTTTGTTACTCATTTTTTGTCATCCTCCTTTTTGTTGTCTTTCTTAAAAGTACTTATGAGTGATATAAGTACTAAAGTTGCACATATAATAATTGTAATTTGTACACTTGTTGTCATAATTTATTTCTCCTTTTTACTATCTAGTTCTTCCATCAGTTTTTCTATAGCATTTGTATTTTGCTGTAAGACTAGACTGATTTCAGTTATTTTTGCATTATATTCATTAGTCACTGAAGTAATTGTTTCAGTAACTTTTTCAATACGAGCATCATACTTCTCTTGTAGTTGTGTATTTAACTCGTTCTGTTGATTTAAGATTGTCTTTATATCTTCTCTGTAGTTTGTATAGATGATCTTGATAAAGAAGGCCATTGCTATACAGCCTACAGTAGGCAATCCTAACTGTAAAATTAATGAACCTATATTTGTAATCTCCATAGTAATGCCTCCCTCTGAAATTATGAGGCCTCTTTTTACAGAGGCCTCTAAGTTACTTTTTACATGGTTACATAAGCTGAATCAACATGGTCGGCCTGTCCAGACATAGCTATAAGTCCCAAATCTGCCGCCCATATTGAATGCGGTGCAAATCTAAATGATTCTATACATTCTACTCTAACTTCCACCATATACTTACACTTATTGTATAATACTCCTGACTGATCTCCAGATTCACGTACTTGTACACAAGTTCCACTTACAAATTTCACTTTTCCGTCAGAGAAGTAGTCATAATTTAGATCGAATCTGTATGGTATTAAGTATACTCTATCTTGTGTACCAAGTGCTGCTAAAGCCTGATCATAGCTACTAAAGTCAAAAGTAGATACTCCAGGAGCCATTGCACAAACAATCCATCCACCTACAGCAGAGTCAAAGAATATAGACTGTCCACCTGTAAGTGAAAATGGTGTTTTACTACCAGATGATCCTAATCGTAGATAGTAAGTATTACCAGCTACAAAGTCAAAGTATTGATCAGTAGATCTATCGAAGAGTTTTGTAGGACTGTAATAGAAACTACCACTCCAAATTTCCCAAATCAATCCACTTGGATTAGGTGTAATCGGTATTACAGCTCCACCACCTCCAGAAGGAGCTGCCCATTCTGGACCGCTTTGACCAATAGTAAGTACATCATTTTGACTAGCCTGAGAATAGTCAGGAAGACCACTTATATTATAGACAGTTCCATCTATACCAAGTTTAGTAATATCTCCACCAGTAGCTGAACCAGAAGGATTTGCTTCTACATCATGACCACTAGTAGGCTGACCTCTAGGAATCTTGAAGTCAAGATTTACTACACCTTGTACAATAGATTTTGTTACTTCTGCAGGAGAAGTATAAGCTACACTTTCAGCAGTAACTGTCATATCTTCTATTTCGTCTTTAGCAGCTTCGGCAGCTGTAGCACTAGAAGCAGCAGCAGTTGCACTATCTGCAGCATTAGTTGCTGAAGTAGATGCTGCGCTAGCACTTGAAGCAGCATTTGTTTCACTTGTAGCCGCATTACTTTCTGAAGTAGCTGCATTAGTAGCACTAGTTGAAGCAGTAATTGCACTTGACGCCGCATTTGTTTCTGAAGTAGAAGCATTACTTGCACTTGTAGCAGCTGCAGTAGCACTCTGAGAAGCTGCACTTGCATAATCAGCTGCAGCATCAGCAGAAGTATCAGCTGCATCTGCATAAGTAGATGCACTTGAAGCACTAGAAGAAGCTGCACTAGCCGAAGTAGCAGCAGCAGTAGCAGAAGTATCAGCTGCTGTAGCACTATTACTTGCATTTGTAGCTGCAGTAGAAGCTGTAGATGCACTAGAAGCTGCGTTTGTTTCTGAAGTAGCAGCCGCCGAAGCACTATTAGCTGCAGCTGTAGCTTTAGCAGTAGCTACATCAACCGCATCTCCTATTTGAGCTAAGCTTGATGCAGCAGAAGCAGCCGAAGCAGCAGCCTCACTAGCCTTTTGAGTAGCAGTAGTTGCAGCAGCAGAAGCAGCAGCAATATCTGTTTCTGCCTGTTCAAATAAGGCATCAATTAAGTATAATGCGGATATAGATAAAGATCCCATATCAGCAGGACCCTGTTCTACATCCATAACAAAGTTACATGTTCCAAGCTTAGTACCACTCTGTTCAATACGAATCTCGCAAAGGGCTTTACCAGCAGCTGGAGTCATCTGTTCCTCTGTTGTAATTGTTACTGTATTACCTGAGATTGCTGAAGATGGTATAGCATACTGAAATACGTTACCATCTCCTTTATGTCCAACTATAGAAAGAGTCTTTCCAGTAAGAGAATAAGCAGCTCCAGTATCATCATAAATACTAATCTGAAACTGTCTACCTACATCACCTTGAGATACATGTACTATAGGAGGCATCGCACCAGGAAGTAAGTCTAAGTTAATTGCTTCCATCTTTAGCATTCTCCTTTCAATTTATTTATTTCGTTCTTAAGATCATCAATCTGTTTCTGTTGTAACTGAATCATCTTTGTAAGATAAGGTATCATCATTGTATAATCAAGAGATACTTCATCCTCTTGTTCGATAATGTTACCATCTTCATCATATTGTGGATCTGGATATACATTAGTATGTTTTACAAGTTCAGGAATAACTTCATCAACTTCTTCTGCAATAAATCCACGCATATTTTTACCACAATCTTCATCTTTGAAGTCATAAGTTACAGGTCTAAGCTCAAGAATCTTTCTTGCTTCCTCTTCTGTAAGAGTCTTAATTTTCTTCTTGTACTTTTTAGAAGAAGTTTGTGTTAAACTTACACAAGTTATATTACCAGAACCACCATTTAAGTAGATTTTACTAGTAGATGTATTTGAAATAGCTAAACCAGTTGATCCATTACTAGATACACTTCCACTAATATAACTGTCTCCAGCACGTACTGAGAGAGCTCCAGTAGTAGTACCAGCACTTTTACTAACACCTAAATAGTAAGATCCAACATTTGAACCACTAGATTCAATATTACCGAATACATCTGCATGTAAACTACTTGAGTAGCCGGCTTGTAAGTGACTATTAATATAGGTTGAACCATCCTGATAATGTCCACTAACTTCAGCCATATCAGTTATCGTACCAGCTGAAGGTGTTGCATCATGTATATATCGCATAAATGCATATGCATCTTTTTTAGGATCTTTTGTAAAAGCTGCAGATGAGTAGTGATAGTCATTTACAGCTGTTCTTGTATATCTATGTGCTACACCAGTCATAACTTCATTTGCAGAGTTATAACCAACTACACCAGATAGTGTACCAAGCATACTTATAGTTGTAGCACCAGTTAATATTTCGTAACTATTACCATCACCAGCATTAGCATCGAATGATTCTGCAACTATATCACCTTTAACAGAAGCACCATTCTTGTCAAAATGACAGACAGTATTACCACTAGTATCCTTGATGTCAAGTTTACCATCAGCATTTTCACCAGTACCACCAAAGACTAAATCTCCTTGGAATGATTCTGCAATAATGTCTCCTTTTACTTCAGCACCAGTTTTGTCGAATCTACAGATAAGGTTACCTTGAGCATCACGTATCTCAAGTTTACCATTAGTATTGCCAGATCCACCAAATACTAAGTTGCCAGTCTTAATATAGTCTGCTACAATAGCTCCGTCCATAGTCATAGCTAAACCAAAAGGTCCAGAATAACCAGATGAGCTATAACCAAGACCAGAAAGGTTCCATCTCCATACTTTAGTAGCAGTAGAGATATCAGCAGTGTTCATAATAAGTAATTCATCTGGATAACCATCTTCATCACTGTCATGAAGTACTACATAACCACCTTTATTACCAGTAATAAGGTCTGTTGCATCTCGAATAGCAGATTTGACTTGATTTGCAGTAAGTTGGTCTGAGAGGTCCTTGTTGATACCTACAATAGTGTCAGCAATATTTGTTCTAGCTTCACCAAGTTCGATTTCAGTATATTTATCCTGAAGTACATCCCAAGTAGTCTTAATACATTTAGCAGTAGCTGATATACCATAATCTTCATATATAATATGTACAGTATCACAAAGATCAACTCTGTCTTTAAGTAACTTACTTATCTGAGCAAAGTCAAGCTTAATGTTTTTCTGTACTCTATTTGTTATATGACTTGATATATAGTTATTTACGTAGGTGTTTAACTGTGCTACTGTAGGCTGATTTTCGTAACTTTCAGAAGCATCAATTACTTGACAAGCAGTTACATCAAGTGTAGCTCCAGTAGAAATAGCATCTGAGATTACTGTTACTGGATTCTCGTCTGTAGACTGCCAGAAAGCCATAATACTTGTAACAAGACTAGAGCTATCATCAATGTTCTCAAGTTTAGTAAGGTTCTTACCATAACGAATAGTTACACCTCTATCTTGACCTCTATTTGCTAAGAACTGACAGGTAAAGTTATTATACTTCCAATCACCAGGTCCATATAAGTCAAGAATAGAACCAGCTTTACCACCAAACCAAGATCTTACACTAGAAGGCTTATCTACCTTGAAGTTTGCATGAACTGATTTGTCTGTAGTAAATGTATAGCCAGAAGCCTGATTGTTAAGCAATGTAAGTGCATCACCAACGTTACTAGCAGATCCAGCTGTTATAGGGAATCCACTAAGGTCGTAAGAAATATGTCTAGCATAAACTGAGAAACTAGAACCAATTTCTTTACCTACTTTATAGATTCTGAATAACTGAGGATCATCAGTGAAGTTAGGTTTAGCCTTAATGATTGCTCTAGTTACTAAATAACTAGCATAAGCACCAGAAGAAGGATATTTGAGCGTAAGCTCATATTCGCCATTTCTTTCTTCGGTGATCTCACAGCTCAAAGCGTCTTTAAGTACGCCAATACCATAGTGATCAGGAACTGTACCGGTCACTACACTGTCATAAAGTATTGGGAACATGACTAATCCTCCTTTTTAGATAGTATACCATCTTGGAGTAATCTTTACCTCTGTAATTGACCCAGTAGTATGAATAGACTGTGTACCAGGATCGATTACTGGAAAGTCTCCAGAGATCATATTATTTTTGTTTTCAGCAGCCTGTCTATATGCTTCCATATTATCACAGTCAATATAGATATAGTCTACAAGTCCTGTGATATACATTGTGTGAGAACCAATACGAATAGAGCAGTCACCACTACCAGCTATACGAATAAGTGGTTTAGCAGTAAATGCTGTCTTGTTAATAATATTTGAGTTATTACTAACTGTAACAGTTTTCTCACCGTCTTTGAAATATCTTTCAGGTCTGCAATTGAACTTAATCTTTGTCTTACCATAGATATTAAGTAAGTTCTCCACATCCATAGGTCCAACAAAGTATGCGAGTCTGAATATGTCAGGCTCGAAGTCATCCTCGAGCCTAGCGTATCCATTAGCTGTGTATAACCAAGCAGCAATAGCATTATAGTCCTTAGTTACATCTGTAAAGTAGTCGTTAGCTGCCCAGACAGTATAGGTCTTGTCTATATTGTCATAGGCATCTAACATTTCTACTATATCACCATTTCTACCTGGAATTTGGTATATGTTATGTTTTCGTTCAGGTCTGTCTAAAGAAGGAGTCTTCTCTATACATATACCGAACTCGTTTGAATTATGTCCGTTAAAGACAAAATGTCCTAACGTATAGTCGATCTTACGCATATACTACCTCCTTAGAATTTGTAATATCCTGAATTTTGTCAATAACTATTCTAGCTAATGCATCTTCATCCTGACCAGGAGCTCCGTATACATTAACTGTGATGTTACCAGCACCAACATTATCACGAAGTAAATCAATTAAGTGCTCTTCACCTACTACTATCTCGTTACCTCTTTCACCACCAGCTAATACATCACCATTAGCACCTAATCCAAAGATTGTAGCACCTTTTAAGATCTGTGCTTCGTCATAAGCTTTACCATACCAATCTACTGATAAATGAGGAGTAGAAGGTGGACTTAAACTAAATGAACCAGTAATGCTGAAATGTGGAAGCTTAATATGAGGTAAGCTGAATCCAGCATTGTTGATAATGTTACGCATTGCACTAATAGCATTGCTTACTAAAGACTTAGCAGTATCAATAGGTCCAGTGATAGCCGACTTAATCTTGTTAAATATATTCTGTACAGTAGAGTAAATACTGTTGAATACACTAGTTATAGTGGACTTCATTGTATTGATTACATTTGTTACTGTAGTCTTAGCATTATCAATAGGAGTCTTAATAGCATTATAGATGTTAGTGAAGACCTCTTTTACTTTGTTGAATATGTTAGTAAGTTTCTCTTTAACTGTGTTAAAGATGTTTGTGAACACTTCCTTAATTTTGTTGAATACTTCAGTGAACCAATCTTTAAGCTTACCGAACAAGTCACTCATAAATGAAGTGAATGGCTCAAATAAGTCATGTAAGAAGTTCTTAACCTCATCATACAACATTACAAATACTGTTGCTAAGTTGACTAAGAACTGACCCATTTCTGTATTGAAGAACCAATCTCCAAGATTAGTGAAGAAGTCAACTAAAGTATTCCATACACTAGTGAGTATATCACCTATTGCAGTGATTATAAGTGGAAGTAAGTTCATTATTGTCTGAGGAAGCTGAGTATATAACATGTCAAAGCATGCTATTACAGCATCCCATAATGACATCAATATAGTAGGAAGTTCCTGTATAATCATGAATACTAACTGTACAATAGCTGTGATTATTTGTGGTAAGCAGCTTATTACAGCAGTAAGTACCTGTTCTATGATAGTAGGAATTGCTTCTACTAAACTAATGATTATTTGTGGAATAGCAGCAACTATACCCAGAACTAAGTTTACTAGCCCCTCGAGGATCATAGGAAGGTTTCCTAAGATACCTTCTATAATATATACTAATAAGTCTGGAAGTGCCTCTACGATCATCATGATTAAGTCTGGAAGCATTTCTACAATGGCTCCAAGAGCCTCAATGATAGCCATAAGTACGTCTGGAATGGCGTCTACTATTGCTTCTACTATAGTAGTTAAGCTTTCAAGTAATGACGAAATTATTCCAGGAATAGCATCTACGATCGCTTTAAGTATACTAGGTAAGTTAGTTACTATTGCATTTAGTACTGAAGTTATTATTTTAGTTATAGCCTTCAGTATAGTTGGAATAGCATTCAATAGAGCTGTAATGAGTTTTGGTATAGAAGATACTACATCATTAAGCAATGTGTCAAATCCGTCTCCAAATAACTGATCTATTGCATCAGTCAATACTGGTATAATAGAAGTAGTTAAGTCCACTAATTTAGGAATTATTCCCTGTATAGTGCTTATTACTGTAGGAAGTAAACTAGATATAATATCTGGAAATACCTCCATAATAGAGTTAACTGTTCTTTCGATAACTGGAAGAACATTATTAACAAGACCATTACTTGCTCCTTCTACACCAAATATAGCTGTTTTAAGACCATCAAGAGCTTCAGTTATATCTCCACCACCAGCAAGAGCTGTAGCAAAGTTTGACCAAGCACTTTTAGCCATGTTCATAGAACCTTCAATTGTTCCAAGAGCTTCTTTGGCAGTAGTACCAGTAATATTCATTTCAGTCTGGATAACATGAATAGCATCAACCATGTCAGCATAGTTACCAAGTTCATAATGTACACCAGACAGTTTTTCTGCATCATCAAGTAATCTCTGCATTTCGTCTTTAGTACCCTGATAACCTAACTTCAAGTTATCAAGCATACCATAGTTACCTTTTGCAAAGCCTGAATAAGCATTTTGTATTGATTGTATGTCTGAACCGAAGACATTAGCATTATCTGCCATATCGGAAATAGCCATATCAGCATATTTAGCAGCAGCTTCAGTATCACCACTTAAAGATTGAATAAGTGAAGCAGATACACTAGTTACTTGTTCCATATACTGGTTTGCATCCAATCCAGCAGTAGCAAATGCCTTACTAGCATTAGCCATAACAGTGCTAGCAGTGTCACCAAATAATTTCTCTACACCACCACTTAACTGTTCATAATCTTTGAAAGATGACAAAGCCTGTTTAGTAATGGCAGTAACTCCAGCAACAGCAGTAGTTGCAGCAGTTATAGCTAATCCGCCAAGAATCTTACCACCAGTCTTAAGTACAGAGCCAGTTCCACTTAACAGTTTCTGACCTAAACTTTTACCAGCTTTGTCGCCTTCTTTATCCACAGCAGCACCAAGTTCTTGGCTAATGGTCTTTTGTGAACCTTCTAACGAAGGTATGATTGTCACGTACGCGCGTGCAACCTCAATTCCTCCTGCGGCCATATTGTCATCTCCTTTACTATTTATTTCTTACGGTATGACTTGACCCAATTACGAATATCAGTAACCGGAATAGCTCCTCTACCAAATTTCTGTGTATTATCATTTTTACCAGGACGTGGATAAGGTCTAGGTCTCTGAGTATTATGACTACCACACATCATTCGTAAGTTATAGTTGATTGCAGTTAGCACGTCAAATATATCTGCGAGAATAAAGTTTGTTTTAGTTATTGAGCCCCATTCAGTTGCCTCAGGACTGACTTGTTTTGCAAGAGCTGATTTGTCATCTAAATGAGTTACAAAGTTATACATGGTTGCCCAGTCTAACTCATTGCCTAACTCATCTATAGAATGACCGGTTCTACAAAATAAATCGTAATCAATAGCTCCTTTGTATTCGTCAATCAGCTTTGCGAGGCCTATTATTTTCCCGACTCAATTCCACCATTCTCTTTTGACGCTTCGCCCCAAGCTTCAAAGATCTGACGAATATCAGTAACTGAAAGTTCATCAACTACTTCTACAGGAATATAGTTACTTAATACATCTACAATTACATCTACGTCAGCGTCTTTAGTGAGTCTCTTAAGTACTTTAAGAGGCATACAATTTGCAAGTGGCATGTTGTATGTATTGTCTCCAATACTGATTGCTAAGCAATCTTTCTTGTCATACTGTTTATCATTCAATTTTACCTGTGCCATATTTTTTACCCTCCTATAGGTTAAGTTTGTTAAAATAAAGGGACATTATACATACATATAATGCCCCTTAGTGATTAGGTTGTCTGACCGTTGTCTTTTACAATTGTCCAATCCTTTGAGCTAATAGTAGCATTCCAAATGATTGCATTGTTAGGAGCAAAAGTGATGTCATCTACAGCAGTAACAGTTGCACGAGTAGATCCAATCATAATCATATCGTCGCCGTCCTTCATTAAGAAGAGGAAAGCTTCAGCATCTGGCATTGTGTCAGGGCCGATTGTGATAGAGATAAGGTCACCGTGATCCTGAGTAGCTGCAGTAGTAACAACATTCTCTGCACCGAATAAAGTCTCAAGAGTCTCCTGAGTAGTGTCCATAAATGGAGCCTTAATTGTAGCATCACCGTCTGCTGCCATAAGTCTTTCAATAACTTTTGCCCAGTTACGAAGAGGTGTCATAGAATGGTTCATACCATAGCTAATACCATCTTCAGATACTGCACCGATCTCCTGCCAAGCCTCAGCGAGAGTTTCACCAGGATAAGTAGGAAGAGCAGTACCAGCAGGAGCATGGAAAGCCATACCAGTAGCAAGACCGATACCAAGATTTACATCATGAGTCATAGCTATTTTCTCCTTTACCTATTATTTATTGTTTTAGTTACTTTGTGAGTATATACTGTAAGTTGTGCTGATGCCATGGCTAATTCAGGTCTAACAGGATCCTGACCCCATGAACCACAACTATTTACAGATACAAATCTAAGCTTAGTAGCTTGTAAACGAGCAACTTCTTTAAGTGTAGCAGTAGCATCTAACAATAGATCTAGTGCTTCAGCTTCAGTTTCTGCTCGAGAGTCAATTGTTATATTGAAGTTATCGATTCTATTCTCGTCATAACCACCAGTCTGAGTTACAAGTAAGCTTGGTAGTTCGAAATTTTCAGGTAATGGACGACAATAGATCGTAAAGTAGGGACTTAAGGCGATTCTTACTTCGTCTTCAATATCAATACTTCTTTCTATTTCCATTATCTCACCGCCTTTGTCAAAGTCTTGTTCTCAGATTCTTCCTTCATAGACTCGTGATCAGTAGTATGTACAAAGCCCATCCATCTATGACCTTGCCCGTAATACGATACTTCACCCTCGAAGTCTGGTCCTGCTTTGGTTTGAATACTGCTTGTCACAGACTCTATACAGGACTTGGTTCCTTCTGACGAAAGAATATCTCGGAATCCTTTATCAATAAACTGTAATTTTGTCTTAGAGGCCATAATCATCACCCCTTATGCAAAGTCATACTGAACTGTTTACTACTTACTCTACCAGTAGGTGAGTTCCAGACACCTGGTTCACGATCTACATCATAAGTATTACCCTCGAATATGATTCGATCACCAGCGTGTACATCCGCATCTAGGTTAGTATAAACATTATAAGTATCAGTCATTCCTAATACTCGACCGTCTTGATCAATGCTTCCACCAGCAGGTTGTGCAGAAACTGAACTTATATCCAAAGAAGTAGCAGTATTCCAGTCATAAACTATAGATCCACGAACTTCTTTTGTTCCTGGTCTAAGTCTAGTAATTGTTTGGTTACAGAATGAAGGTATCATAACAACACCTCCTTATAACAGCTCAACGACTTTATATGCATTGAGTAATTCTTTATCATCAGTCATAAGTGCTGAAGCTTTAGCTCCATTTACGAAACTTGAGCTGTAAGATATAGATAATCCACCAGCAGTTTCAGACTGAACTCCGTATGTACCACTAAGTACATGAGCAACTTTATTACATATAATGCTCTTTATATCATCAGTGAATGACAAACCGACTGTAGCAATAACTACAATTGTAGACTTTCTTGAGTCAATGTTTGCATCATATACTGTAAGACGTCCATTATATGCAACTGAGTACTCATATTCATCACCTACCCATTCATCATTTTCTTTAGTAGCATTGAATATAACTTTCTCTACGTCAGAAATATATTTGAAAGGTAGTTGTATAAGTATATCGCTATACTTTCTTGTTAACTGTAAGTCCTGAGCATTAAGCACTAACTCACATCTCTGAGATCCAGCAATATGCCAACCACAATAGTTTCTTACTGCAGCTGTAACAGACTTAATGGCGCTCTGTACTCTTGAATCCAAAGCATACTTATTAGCTGTCATGCTGTTAAACTCTTCCTGAGTTAAAATGTCAGGCATACTTTCAGCATCTAAAAGAGTATAGCCCCAAGAAGTTTGTATCATTTTGCCTTCACTCCTTTACTCTTGTTTAAAGGAATCTTTACTTTCGCTTTCACCTCAGTAGTGTCCTCTGAAGCTTCTACTTTCTTAGGTTCAGCTTTAGCTGTATCTACAGGAATAGCTCCTTCAGGAACCTTATCTTCGTCAAACCAGTAAGTAAAGTCTCCAAGTTTATAACGCTTCATAATTAGTACCTCCTATAGATTATAGGTGGCCATATTTCAGACCACCTATGAGTTATTGGTTACTAATTAAGCAGTAGCTGCAGAAATAGCAACTACAGCTGCAGGACATTTAACAACTACAAGTCCTCTTTCCTCTGCAAGAACTGTTACTCTATTGTAAAGTGCATCATCTTCATTCTGCTCATAAACCTTTACAGTAGCACCATTCTTTGTATAGAACTTGATTGCTTCTTTACCAGCAGCAACAATAGGCTCACCAGAAACAACGTTACTATCTACAAAGATATTAAGTCCCCAAGGATTATACTGTGCTGAATAAGCACCATTTCCATAAGCACCTGTGAAATATCCACCACCAAGATACTGACCATTATCATCTTTTGCAGTAATAAGTGCAAAATAATCAGCTGGGTTAACAAGTACACAATCTGCTGTATATGGAGTAGTACTATCAATCTGTGTCTTAGCGTATAGAATAGCATCAATAAGTGAATCAGCATCTCCAGTATGACCACTATCTGTATAAGTTACAGTACCAATACCAGATGTTCCCTGAATCTTACCAATTGCATAAGCATTTTCAACTTTACCAAGTCTATAACGCATTACATCTTCAACTGCAGATGCAAGGAAATTATTATCTTCAAGTACTTCATCAGTTTCCTTTACATAACCAGCAATCTTAATGAGTGCTTCTGTATGTGAAGTATAACCTGTTGAACCCTGAGCTTTCTTAGCTCCCTCAGCAACAACTGCTGGAGAAGATCCCTCAAAAGCATCCTCTGTAAAATATGTTACAGAATTACCACTAATTGTAGCAGCACTAAATAAATCTGTAACTCTATTTGCCTTTGCCTGTGGTACAACTGTCTTGTCAATATCAGCAATCTGTACTGATGTCATTGTATCAGTAGAAGCCTTTACGTTAGCTGAAATAGACCAACCTTTAACATTCTTGTCTACAGACTTAGCTTGTGTCATAAGTGACTTAAGACCATCCTCTTCAGCAGGAGCTTCAGCAGGATCTTCGTTTCCAATCTGTGCAAGAAGAGCCTGAGCTGCTTCTGCAGACTTGATTGATGCTTCGATGTTCTTAATAGCCTCAGCGATTTCCTCGCCAGCCTTGATTGCTTCAGCATCGCCAGCAGCGATCTGAGATTTAAGTGCAGCAAGTTCAGCTTTCTTTGCTGCTAACTGTTCTTTTAAGTTCATGATTTTGTTCTCCTTTACAATTATTTTGTTTCAATTTGTGAAATAAGTTCCAAAAGTTTCTCTGCTTTTTCGTTAACAACACCTTGATCCTTTGCCGCCGCATTGTCATCAGCATTATTCTCCGAACCAGCTTCATTATCTACAACTTCACCAAGTAACTCCTGGAGAAGTGTGATAGCATTACGAATAGTAGCTTCATCAGCTGTAGAATTTCTCTTTCCAGACTTTACATCTACTACTTCTGCAAAACTATTTGCAGGAACTAATACAGCTGAGATCTCAAAAATGTCAAGTTCTCTAAGTTCATTGGCCTTAGTACCATCTTCAAGTGTAACTATAGCAGAATCTATAGTATCATAAGCAAAACTAAATTTACTCATTCTACCGTCTTTATATAACTGACGAACTCTCTGAGCTTCCTCAGTATCGTCAAATGTTGCTATAAAGTGAAGACCTGTATCATCTTCATCTGCTTTACAAGTACCAATATATGATTTTAACGTTCCCATCTCGTGAGACCACAAGAAAGGAATTGATCTGCCAGTTTCTTCATATCTAGCTAAAGATTTTGTAAAAGCACCTTTAGCTACTATGTCACCGTATGCATCAGGGATCTTGTGCCATGTTGAAGCGTAACCTTCTATGTAACCGTTTCCAGCTTCATCCTCTACATACTTAACACTAGCAATAGCATTTTTTAAGTTAGGCATAGCTTTTCTCCTTTCCGCTATTTTCTTTATTATATTATATATAAATAGCACTTCATAGCCTTAAATAGCACTTCATCGTCTTTCAATTGTAACTTCAATAGTACAATTGCAACCACAAGTTCCATTAGGTCCTAACACATCATCATGTACCCAATCAGCTCCATTTGAGAATAAGTCATTTAAGAGTCTCTTTTCTCCGTTCATAGCAGCATGTTCAGGTCTAGGATTAGGTCCAGTAATCCATGTTTTGTATACTTGAGTTCTTTCCATCTTTCCCTGATACTGTGCTTGACCAATAGCTTCATGAGTAGCAAACTTATAAGCACCATAAGCTAATAAGGCAGCAATAAGCGGTGATTCAAATGAACTTCTCTTTTCGTATACTTCCTTTGGAGTTTTAGGCTCTTCAGAAGTATTCTCGTCTGAGAGTAAATATTCTTCATTCTCTTCAACATACTTAAGTTTATCTAAAGTAGCATCGTTAATAAACTCTGCCTGAGCTTCAGTATATTTCTTTAAGTAGTTTTCAGTAATGCTTTCTTTATACTCACTACCTAAAGTCTTAGCTAATTTCTTACCCTGCTTAGTAGCCATTTTAAGGATTACAGAATAAAGATCATCAGTTAACTCTTTGTCCCAACGTTCTTTATCCCACCAAGGAGTAGTAGCGTCTTTGACACCTAACTTAGCAAGAACGGACTTTTCCTGACGTTTGAAAAACTTTTTAAGTACTTCGTCAAGTTCATCTTTATCTTCATCAGTAGGTTCTACATCTACTTTTGTTACAGACTCTTCAGCATTAACTACTTCTTTTACATGGTTATGTCCACAAGAACACATCTTAACTGGAGCTTCTTTATAAGCATCACCAACAGAATCCTGAGGAGATGCCTGACCACCAATAAGTACATTAAGTGGTACAATAACTCCTTTACCTTCATCATCAGGAAGTGGAGGCATATTGTTAAGAGCACGAGCTTCATCTCTAGTCATCCAAGGACCACCAACTGCAGACTGAATGATAGATGCTCTCTCTTCGAATGAACCTTTAAGCTTCTCTTCAAGATCGAACTCTACATACATATTAGCAGGAGCTCCTACTTTTGGAAGTAAGAAAGAGTTGATTCTCTGCTGGAACATCTGAAGTAAAGGTCCTAAACATTCAGCATAAAGTGCTCTAGCATTATCTCTACTTGAAGCATAAGTCTGAGTATTTGTATGCCAAATAAGTGAAGGATTTACATGATATGCTGCAGCAACATCTTCTCTAGATAACTGCTTTCCTTCTGAGAACTGAGCTTCTTTTGAGTTAAACTGATATGTCTTAATCTCCATACCATCTTCAAGAATAGGCATAGTACCAGCTTTTGAACCTCCAGCTGACCATCCTTTTCTAAAAGCATCAGTCCAAGCATCTCTAGTTTCTTTATTCCAAGGAGTTACATTTGCAGGTCTAGAAATATAAGCATTCATACGACCACTAGATCTCCAAAGTGAAGTTCTAAATTTGTCGGCCTGAATCTGCTCAATAAGGGTCTGCTTAAGTGCGCTTACAGGTGATAAATAACTAGCAGGCATGCCAGGAGCATACTCACGGAAGTCAATGATGTTTTTAGCATCTATTACAATAGTACCACCAGTCTGAGTTTTTACTTTATATTTAGATACAGAATAATTGGTCTCACAAATTCTTTCAGTAACCCATTCACTAGGAATAAGTCTTAACTGATAACCTGATTCACTAACATCAGGAAGTAACCATACTATTGCTTCACCAAAAAGTAAATACTCAATACATAAAGCCTTAATAAATTCACTTTGTGTCTGGTCATCATTTGGTTTGTAAAGTAATTTTGCTGCGGCAGCATCTCTTTCTCTTGTTCTAACGTCTTCAGCGTGGCGTACATATACCTTAAGAGGTAACTGCGATACAGAAGATGCTAGAAAGGAGACAACAGAGTACAAGTTAGCTTGAGTCATGTATAACTCTCTAGGGCTCATAGACTCAACAATAGGTTCTAACTGATTGCCATAATAGATCTTTACATCTCTATTACCAAACAAGTTTCTCAATGATTCAATAATACCCATGTGTTTTCTTTCCTTTCTATAAATTTTTTACACAAAAGAAATTGTATAATCTTCATTATAAACTGACTGATATACTTTCTTTTCTTTTGTCTGTTCAATCTTTGTCGCAGCTGCATACGCCATTGCTGCTGCAAAAAGTGGAGCTATATCATCAGGACTTTTTCCACGATCAGGTAGACTAAGTCCATTGCCCATATTTTTAAGTTGCATAGTCTTAGCAGGAATATTCAATACTGGCTGGTCTAAATGATATGTCTTTACACCGCCATGCTCAGGTTCGCCTTCTGGAACTGGAGTTCCCGCAGCTATGCTATCCCAGAATCTTGCAAATCCATTAGTAAGATCTGGTCCTTCTATTGGCATACGAATTACGCCTTGTAATGTACAAATCTGTTCAGCTAATCCAGTAATCGGAGCACCTCTACCTTGGAAGGCAACCTTCATTGGAGTTTTAAGTGCTCTAGTTCTGAACCAATCAATTGCCCATTCAAGACCATTTCTTTTTGCAATACATTCAATATGATAGTTGCCGTCTTCTCTTAATCCACATACTGATATTGCAACTGAAGTTCTATCAGCACTCATGTCTATTCCAAAGAATAACTCACTTTGTGGAGCAATCTCAGATTCTGGATCAAGTAATGCTTGCCAACTTCCTTTTGGAAATGGTTCGGGCAATAATGATTCTACTGTCTGACATAAACATTCACTTCTATATTGGTTCTCAGGAAATGTAACTTCATTTGCAAGTACTGCTCTTAAAGTCAATTGTCCATATCCTAAAGCTGGATTTGCCATTGCTATTTGGTGAAGATCTCTAGTATCACATCCATCTTCTGCTGACCACTCAAATAATCCCAAGTCATCAACATCATTTCCACCAAAGTTCTGTTTAGAATCTACATCGTGCTTGATTTCTGCAATAGCTTGAGATCTTACTTGTCTTAATACAACAGAACCAGGATCACCAGCATTACTAAATGCAATTACTAATGCATTAGGTCTAGCATTAGTGGATGCTAATGTGGCAGACCAAACTTCCCAATTACGATGCTCTCTTAACTCATCAAGAAGAACTAAATCATTTGAGTCACCACGACCAGCTCTTCTGTTAGGAGCACCAATTTTGTAAATACGTTTTCCATTGCCATTGTTTTTTAAAATAAGTTTATTACCACCATTTGCTCTTACTACTCTTTCTATCTCAGCATTAAGAGCTGGAATATTTTTCTGGTCTTCAGTAACAGCATCAAGAACTTCAAGTGCTTTATCAACAGACAAAGAAGTTCCAAGAACATGCTCTACTTCCAACACATTCAAAAAGAATGAGGCAATAACTTTTGAGAGAACTGTCTTACCATTCTGTCTTGATACTAATAGAACAATAGTTCTAAATCTAAAATTCCACTTTACCTCTAAGTCGCCTTCAATCTCTAGCATATGAATTAAGGCCCACTCTTGCCAAGGATAAAGTTCTTGTTTCAAAACAGTCTTAGCATAGTCGATTGCCGCAAATCCTAAAGAAGTCTTCTTAGTCAACTTTCTTTTTGGAGGAGTAAAGAGTCTAGGTTCTGTAACTCCTTTAAGATCTTCTACTTTATTTTGCAATCTTAAATCTCTCCTTCACACTTGCTAATGCTGTAAGCTCCTCCTCTACAGCAACATCTGCAATAAGCTCTTTCAACTGCTTGACTGCAGCAATATAATCTTTAAACAGAGCTCTATACTCTGCACAGAATGGATTAGCACGACTGATGGTCTCGCCAGTACCAACAGTAACACTAATACTCAAAGGTTGAGTCAAGTACTCATTATAATTTTCTTCAAGCTGCGTCTGCAAAGACAACACAACCTGAACGATCGTCTCGATCTGTGGTCTAAGTGGAGAGTCAATGTTCTTACAAACTTTCTCCACAAACTTTTTCTCCTTTTCAGTCATTTTTACACTTCCTCCTATATTATAGAATTACTAGGTAACAAAAAAGTTTTAGAGGTCAGGATATATAAAGAACAGATCGGAAGAGCACACGTCTGAACTCCAGTCAC